ACGGTTTTGACCTGATCCTCGGTGCCGAACTCACGTGCGTTTTGTACTGAGTCTGCGACGATCAGATCATCGACCTGCATGTGGGGGATCTCGAAGTGGATCATCTCACCGCGGTTTGTGCCGCGCGTCTCGCCGGGTCCGCCGCGCGGGGTCGGCTCGATCATTTGCAACCGGCCACCCTTGTTTTCGAACAACACCTCGGTCGTCCGCACGCCATCAACGTGGAACAGACCCAATTTGCCGACCTGGCCAGGGACGAGCGGGCGGCGGTTTGCCGAGGCGGTCAGCTCAGCGAAACTGAATGCTGGATCTTTGAACACGTTTTGCACGGTGCAGGCTCCTGAATTGGCTAAGTGGGATGGCCGTCCGGGTAGGACTAGCGGACGACGACGCCGATCAGACGCAGCTGATCGTGGACCACGGCCTGCTCAGCCGGGGTATCAACGCTGGCGTGGTAGATCAGTTCCGGCTGCTTGACTTCGCAGTCACGCACCAGGGCCACGCCAGTCACTGCTTCGGCGGTTGCCTCAACGGTCGCGTAGAGGATGCCTGCAGCCTGCTGGCTGCCGTCCATGGCTGCAGGATCATGCGGCTTCCACTGCCCGGTGGAAGCGATCTTGCCGATCACCGTCGATGCCGACACAACGCCCGAGCCTGCCGCCATCTTGATGGCATCGCGCGCCCGCAGGCCTGCAGGTTCGGACAGAATGAATTCGCCGGTGCGGCGCGGTTCCTTGAGGCGTTCGACGGTCATGGCAGTCATCCAGGGTCAGAGGGGTGGGAGCGGCGTGGGTGAGTGGGTCACCCGCGCCGCCGCCTGCGCCGCCAGGGAGTGTGAAGACGCAAGCGGTAACGGCTTAGCTGGCAGAGCCAGCGTTGATTTTTGCGTAGTGGGCGTTGACGTCGGTAAGCGCGCTCGGCTTCTTCGCGGCCGGAGCGCCACCCGGCGTGACGAAATGTTCGAGACCGGCGGTGGTCTGGACGGCGGGCGTCGTGGCGGCGGCGGTCACCGGCGCGGCTTTGCTGCCGGTCGCCAGCAGCGACACAGCGTCGGCTGGCGGCATATCGGTTTTGAACGCGAGGTGGTTGGCCTGGTCGGCGCGGCCCTGGGCCTCGGGATGGTTCAGGATGGCGCCGATGCGGGTGCGCTCGGCGATCTTCGCCTCGGCGCGGGCGGCGGTGGCGGCGGCGTCGATATCGGCCTGGGTGTGGGTTTTGTCGGTCATGGTCTGGCCTTTCGCGGCGCTGCTGCGGGATTTGGGGCGCGGCAGCGTCCCGGCTGAAATCTGGCGTTCAAGGTCTGCGAGCACGCTGTCGAACGTGCCGACCGCATCGGCGAGGCCCGCCGTGACGGCGTCGGCCCCGAGATAGGTGCGCGCCTCGGTGGCGCGGATCGCCTTGCCGCTGAGGCCGGGACGGCCCGCCGCGACGGTGGCGACAAACGCGTCATAGTAGCGGGCGCATTCGGCCTCGTAAGTGGCGCGGACGGCATCGGGGAGCGGCGCGAACGGGTTGCCGTCAACCTTGTGCGCGCCGGCATGGATGATGGTGACGGCGACGCCTTCCTTCTCCAGCTTGGCCGACACGTCGCGGTGGATCATCACCACGCCGATGCTGCCGACGGTGCCGAATTCGGTGGTGACGATGCGGTGCGCGCCCGAGGCGATGCCGTAAGCGGCGGAGCACATCATGTCGTCAGCGACCGCGACCACGTGTTTGACGGCAGCCAGGGCGCGGACGCTCTCGGCCGCCTCTTTCATCCCCGAGGCCATGCCGCCGGGGCTGTCGATGTCGAGGATGGCGGCGTGGATGCTGGCGTCGGCCGCCAGCATCGCCATGGTCTGGCGCACGCCTTCATAGCTGATCAGGCCGCTATCGGCGCCGAGATAGGCGCCGCGGTTGACGAATTCGCCCTGCAGATCGACCACGGCGATGCCGGGCGAGCTGATGCGGTAGCCGTTCCACGGTTTGCTGTCCTTGCGTTCCTCGCTTAGGAAGCGCGCGCCGATTTCCAGCCGCTGCGTCAGCCCCTGCACCACCGTCTCCGCCGCTGACGGCGTGACGTAGTGCGGCCTGCCGAAAATCAGGCCAGCGAGGCGGGGGAGGTACGACATGCGCGGGCGGGCTCAGGTTGAGGGGCGACGCGGCACAAAATCAGCGTTCCGGCGGTATTAGCCGGAACTTGTATACGGCGTGTAACCGCCCGCGCCGGCCTCGCGCCAGGCTCACGGGCAAGCCTCAGAACCGCGCCGCCAGGGCGAAGCGGCGGCGCTTGCCGCTGGCGCGCGCCACCCGGCCTTCCAGGTCGCGGATCACCGTCTCCAGCCGTTTGGCGTCGCCGGGCTGGAACCGCACGCGGCGGCGGTCGGTGCCCTCGACCTCGGCCTCGGCGTCGCCGGCCAGCAGCCGGTAGTAGGCCGGGCGCAGCACCGCCAGCAGCGCGGCGGGGTTGTCATAGTCGAGCGCGGTCCAGTCAGTCGCAGCCATCAGGCGTCCTCCAGCTCAGGATCAGGGGCAGGTGCCGGAGCGGGCGCGCCCGGCACCGGCGGTGGCGCATAGGGGTCCGGCAGACCGTAGGACAGCGCCATATCGCGTTCCTGGGCGCGCTGCTCGAACACGGTCTCGGGATCCATGCCGATCTCGCCCATCTCGTAGGTCAGGGTCGAGGTGTTGTTGGCCAGCCGCTCCGTCGCCGCCTTGGCGGCCTTGTGGTCGTCGGCGGTCGGCTTGGCCGGGCCGTGCCACTCGGCCGACGTGGCGGCAGCGCGGTTGGCGCGGAAATGCTCGATGCCGCCGCGGAATTTCTGCCGCCCGCTTTCGATCTCCTCTTCGAGCCAGGCGGCGAAGATCGGGTTGAGGAACGGCACGGCGATGCGGTGGCGGCGGCGCAGCGTGATCGGCCACATCACCGAGGTGCTCATGCGCACGCTGCTGTATGTCGCGCCCTCGTAATCGCCGGTGTTGGCCTCGTAGGTGATGCCGATGCCGCGCGCGATCTCGCGCAGCAGCGATTTCGAGTACGGCAGGTAATTGTCATGCGGCGTCGCGGCGCTGTGGAGCTGGAACTCCTCGCCCGGGAACAGCTGGGCGACGCGGCCCTTAGCCCCGAGGTCGATGCTCTTGTTCTTCCACCACGCGACCTTGCCCTCCATGTAGGCGTCCATCACGTCGCCCATGCTGCCGGGGGTGACGTTGCCGTCGGCATCGGTCGATGACGGCTGCAGGCCGTCGAACGCGCCGTCACCGACTTCGGTGGTCTTGATCGTCGCGGCGATGATGGTCTGCAGCAGCGCCGTCGTCAGCGTCGCGTCGGCGAGCTGATCGTACTGGCGGGTGCGCAGCAGCACTGGCGTCAGCGGACTGATGCCGCGCACCTGGTCGGGGGTGCCGTCAAACACGTGGATCACCTGCGGCCGTCCGGTGCGCGAGCGGGCGGTGAAATCGACCAGCGTCTCGGTCCCGTCCGGGCTGCGGCGGCGGAACCGGTAGGCGACCGGCATGCCGTTGGCGTCGAGCCAGACGCCCTGATGCAGGCCCTCGAACGGACGGTTTTCAGTGCTGAGCCGGTGCGGCGGCAGCATCAATACCTTGGTCGTGGTGGCCGATTCGCGGCGGCGGATCGACGGCAGTAACGCCGTCGCCTCGCCGTACGGGAAAAACTGCCGGATCGCGGCGTCGGTCATCTGCGCCACGGTCAGCTTGCCGCGCGCGTCGCACTCCAGCGGGTTCTGGCTCCATGTGCGCCAGCGTTTCTCGACGCTGCGGCAAAATTTGCGGGTGTACTCCGGCGACCAGCCGAGCGCCTCGGCATCCGGCGTCGCGTTGAGCCGCAGGCCGGTGCCGATGGTGTCGGCGCTGGCCTGATCGACGGCGCCGGACAGCCAGCCCGAGTTGTGGATGCTGTCGATCGAGCGTGCCGCCGCCATCGTCCAGGCCTGCTGCACGTCGTCCTGGCTGTCGCGGAGCGTGGTCTGCCACGACCCGAACCAGTTGGCGCTGGTGTCGTTCATGTACCGCGACTCGACGCGCGACCGCCCGATGCTTGGCACCGAGCCGTGCTGCGGGCCATGCTGCAACTTGGGCAGCGCTTTGCCGCCAAGCATCGCCATCGCGCGCGCGGCGAGGCCCGCCTTCGGTGCGCCGCTTGGAGACGTGGT